ATGGACAAAGTGCTGACGCTTCTTCTTTAACTCATCGTCTGGGTTCCAATTACGCCTAATTGCTAAGATCTTGCTGTTTGATTTCTCAATCGTAATGACATATGGAACAGCCAGCCCAGTCTCTTTACCATCTTCATCTTTGTCAGGAAAGCCTGGAAGATCAAGGGTTACGTGCATTTCTAAGAGCTTGTACCGGTTATCGGTTGTTGCCCTGAACCCCATCTTTTCTGCAATCTTTTTCTCTACTTCATCAAGCGAATCGCTAGGATCTTCAAGCTCTACATCAACATAGAACCCACTCTCCATCAGCCGCTCTAGCTCGTTTTTAGTCTTACGCATAACATGCGTAACACGCTCGGCTGTCTCAATATTCGCAGCACCATATGGCACCACAAGATCATCAGCCGACACATACATCGCCGTCTGTCTATCAAGCGCGGGGTCAAAGTAAATTTTCTTAAACGCATTACCAGCCAGCCCCAACCCCCACAGCATCTTCTCGTGCTCAGGTCTGTACTCAATCATCACATCGGTAAGCTGGTGGTTCATATCCGCCTGCACACGGGAAGCGGACTCTTTCTTCTCTTTAGTTTCTTCACCAATAATTTTGGTACGTACTGGGCCTTGTGCTGGAAATGTTTCCATGATGGTTTCAGCTTGAAACTTCACCACAGCTTCTGTCAGCAGGGGATGGTAGACCCCACAAGCTCCGGGCCAAGGCTCCGTACGGTCTTCAACCTTAAGTCCTAATAACTCTAACCCATCGACGTAGGTCTGCATCCAGTCTTTGCGAGATGAGATGTCATCTTCAAAATCACTACATAAATCTTCAGCTAGTGTGGCTAGCTCTTTAGCATCCATCTTCTCGGCGAGGTTGTCGTTAAACCCATCATCCTCGTCTTCCTTACCAATAACAATCTCTAACCCGCCCAGGCCAATAGCAACAGACTCGGGGTCTTCGATCTCAATCTCGATGTCCGGCTCCATGACCAGACCTTCGTTCTGTAATCCCAAGGGCGCTTGGTTTAACGCTTTGTCAAAAAAGCTTGTAGCCATGATCTATCCTTAATAGTAGGCGTATTGGTTTTTACGCCTGTACATCAACGGTTCTTCAGGCTGATCGGATGGCAGTCTGATAAACCCGCCGTTTCTAAAACGCATTAATGCTTGCGTCGTGGAGTCAACCAAGTCGTCGTTTGTACCACTAGGAAAGTCGTTGCATTCTTCAATAACTTCCTTGGCCCAACGTTTATCTGGTGCCCAGACAATCCCAGAGGCAAATAGATCAGTAACTGAGTTGACCCTGGCAATCTTATCCTGTCCTTTACTTGGCGTGAACTCCTGTAGCGGTAGCCCCATCCTACGGATTTCTTGATAAAGCGCAGCGCCGTTGGATTTCTTCTCAACAATAAACGAGTCTGGCTCCCATTCCTTATATTCTTCAAACACCATCTTTTTAAGTTCTGGGTATTCCAGCCGTTTCTTAATAGCATTTAATAGGATGATGTTGTAATTCTTTACTTCTTCATTAAAAAACACGCCCCATACAGTCAAGGCGTTGTAGTCAGCCCTATTGTTGTTTTCTTGAGCGGCATCCAAAGACATAATGATGTATTCACAGTCAGGAGGGTCATCTTTCTCCCAAATCTGCCACCATTCACGTTTAATAAGTGCGCCTTCTTCAGCAGTCGGGTCTTGCATATACTGGGCTTGCCAGTAGCGAGGATCAAGTGAGGCTTTTTTGGCATTTAATTCTTCAACAGGCCAAAATTCAGGCCAAAGTGGGTTGCCGCTTGGCAAAATGGCAGGAAATTCTACAACTTCCCACTGTTCTGCATCCTCATTTTTGGACATGTGGTTAATAACCTGACCGGTTAGATCAAGCTTCGACCATCGTGTCATCACAATAATAATAGCGCCCCCAGGCATAAGACGCTGAATAGGACCAGACTGAAACCACTCCCAAGCGGGAAGAAAAACGTCTGCTCGCCCCTGCTTAGCCTCTTGTTCGGAATGAGGATCGTCAATAATAAAAAGGTCAGCCCCCCTACCAGCAAGAGCACCCCCAACACCAATAGCAAAATATTCGCCATTAAAGTTAGTACCCCATCTAGAAGCCGATTTTGAGTCTTGTTGTAACTCAATTTGCGGGAAAATTTGCTTATACGGGTCACTTGCCACCAAATTTCGGACTCTTCTACCGAAATTTACGGCTAAATCAGCCGTATGTGAAGCCATAATGACTTTTTTATGCGGATATTTACCTAAAAACCAAGCTGGAGCTAGGTAAGAAATGAGTTCTGATTTGCCGTGGCGGGGTGCAATGTTTACAACTACCCGTTTTTTGATCCCGTTAGCTATATCTTCAAAGATCTTAGCCAACCTTTTGTGATGTGGGCCTACTTTATAGCCTGGGTATACGTGATCTGCAAAGGCTAATAGCTTCTTTTGCCCTAGCGATTGGGCTTGCTGGGACTCCCAAAACTCTAAATCCCGCAAAATCTCTCGTTTTTCATCCTGAGAGGCATGGGGAAGTAGTTTTTTAAGGGCCGCTATCTTCTGTGGTGTTAGTTTGAGTTGGTTCGACATCAATTATGTCTTGAGCATCGGCGTATTTGGTGAATCGCTCAAGTTTTTCCAGCTTAGCCAACAGATCTTTCTCCACCTGATCGATGGGTTTGATCTGCACCGTTAATTCTGATCGGCGCTTAAAGGCATCCACGCCATCAACTTCACCTAATGCTTTCAGTGCCGCAATAACATCCTTGGCATTTCCTGATTCGGTTTGTTCAACAAGCTTATTAACAACAAATATTTTTAAGTCGGCAAGATCCTTAACGATCATTTGATCATATTGGGACACCATACCAGCTAGGTATGCAAGGGTTTCATTCTTGTAATTACTAAATTGAATATACCCTTTGGGATCTTCGACCATTTTCTTAGCTAATGCGCGAGCTTCGTCTTTATCTTTATCGCTGGGATGTATTGGTTTGCCCTGGAGGTCCGCTATAAGTTTTATAGTTCTAGCCCTGACTTCCAATTCTTCTTTTGGTGTCATAGGGGGTAGAGCTTCTGCTGCGTTGGTAGGCAGGGGGATATTTGGGTCTATGTCTAACATATATGTTGGCATAGGTTCGTAATGTAAACGTATGGTACCTAAAAGACAAGGGGGGTGTTTTTATATTTGGAAAATTATAAATCGTTTGTGCAAATTATGGGGTGTAGGGGGGTGCGAGCGAGGCGGCCAGTCCAGGGGGTGGGGGGCCGGTGGGGTTACCGTGGGATGCGTGACAAAGGCCGTCGGGGTTGGTATAAGTAAAGTCATGGGAAGCAACCCATAACCCAAGTCAGAGGGAGTCTGACAAGACAGGAGGCCATCATGGTCAAAGTCACTAGCTTGCTCAAGCAAGCATTTCGCGCCGCCGCTAAACCCTACCGCGTAGAGGTCATCGACCTTGAACGTGACATCAAGATCACCCATCGCGCTTGGACACAAGCCGACGCGATGGAGTGGATGCGTTGTTACGGTAGGGATTTCGGCCCTCACATCGTGAGGATCACGACGCGGTTTGGTAGGTTGGTCGCTAGCAGGGCAACGCTAGCATAACCAAGCAGGGGCTTCGGCCCCTGCTCTTTTTTTGGCCCATCATCTTTGATGCCAGTTATGTGTCCGTGCGCGTGCTGTGCGAGCGTGCCGCTATTTAGCGATTCACGCTACCGTGAAATCCTCGACAATGTCATAGCGCAAGCGTATAAGTATCAGTACCGAGTCGGCGGGTTCCGACATTTATCCCTAGGGGAAACACTATGGCTAAGCCAGTGAAAGTCGAGCAAGACTTAAAATTGCAATCCCTTCACGACGTTGGTTATCAGCAAGGCAAGACCGAGTCGCGCATCCGTGACATCGCACAATTCGCAATGGCCCGCATTCCAACACTTGGCGATCTCGACGCAAGTCGGGAAGACCAGATGAATAAAGAGCAACGCGAAGAGCTACGCTCTGGTTACATGGTTTACTTTGGCGAGTCGGTTAAACCCGCTCGCTACTTCAAAGTAGCGGACGGTAACCTAGTCGAAGTGTATGAAGGCGAATTCGGTGAGCATGAAGGCGAAAAGCGCAAGCTTGATGTTCACGTTGCCTTTGGAATCACGCAAGCCGCGATGAACGATATCAAGACAAACGATAAGACTTGGTATCAGTTAGTTCAGCAGATGCGAACCGACTTCAACGCCTACGCTTCGAATCGGATAGGCGACTTGATACGCAAGGCAAAAGAGATTCGACGCGCTCAGTTAGGCGTCAAAAAAGAGCGCGTGCAAGCCAAAGTGTTTGGAGTCTGGTTAGATGAAACGCTAGACGACATATTGACGCGGGTTCGCAATGCGGACGCTAGGGGTAACGATTCGACAGCGGACGTCGAATTGATTAAGCGCAAGATCGCGGCTTTCAAAGCAGCAAGCTAGTAAGACCAGAGCAGCAGGGCTTCGGCCTTGCTGCTCTTTTTTTGGTCCCATTGATACCAGTTATTTTTCTGTGCGCGTGCTGTGTGTGCGCCTCGCTAATTAGCGATTAACGCCACCGTGAAATGCTATACAACATCATTGAACAAGGGTATAAGTATTTCATCGGAAGCAATCAAGCCCCGATATTTTCTAGGACTACACTATGAATATCAAATCATTACGCGATGCAGGGTATCAACAGGCCAAAATCAACAGCAACCTTGAAGATGTTGCAAGGTATGCGATGGCTTCAATCCCGACCCTTGGCAATCCTGACCTTTCACGCGGCGATCAGTTTACGAAGGATCAACGCGATCAACTCAGCGAAGGCTATGTCCTACATTACGGCGAAGCGATCAAGCCTGAAAGGTTGTTTGCCATTGTCGATGGCAACTACGTTGAAAAGCCTGCCAAGGAAATAGAAAAGCTGAACGTCGAAAAGTTTGCGTTGAACGTTAACGTGGCTTTCGCTGTAACCCAGCAAATGTTAAACGAGATGAAAACCTCGGACAAGGTCAGGTATCAACTAATCCAAGGTTTGAAAACCGACACAAATGCTTACGTCAGTAATCGCTTAGGCGATCTAATCAGTAAGGCTAAAAAGATTTGGAAAGAAAGGGCTGGCATAAAAGCTGAACGGGTTCAGGCTTTAGCCTTCGCTGAGTTCGAAAAGAAAGCGATGGACACCATGCTTGAACGTGTCCGTAATGCTGATGCCCGTGGTAACGATCCATCTGCTAATGTTGAATTGACCAAGCGTAGAATCGCCGCGTACTGGTCGGTCAAGTAATCTTTCGGTGCTACCCTGCGTGCAGGGTAGCACTTTTTTTTTGCTTTGTCAACCCTTTTGAAGCCAGTTATTTTTCTGTGGGCGCGCTGTGTGAGCGTCGCTATCTCAGATTTCATTTTAAATTCATATTTTTCGGGGTTACGTTCCGCTAATTAGCGATTCACGTTCGCGTGAATTTTATAACGCAGAACGCTACTCACCCTTTAGAATCAAGGACTTACGAGGTTACGTTCCAACGTTCCATGTTTTTGAGGTATGAGGGGGGTTGGCCGTTGAAGTCAGGCATTGGAACGTCTTCGGCAATTGCAAAACCAGTCCGCGCCCAAAAAAACACCAAAAGGGGACCTACCCCTAAAAAACATGGAACGTGGACCTCTACTACTATATATATTATAAATATACTCTTTTTTATTTATTTAAATCAACAACTTACAAATTCGAATTTCAACGTTCCAACGTTCTGACCCCCCCATTTTTTCGCGGAACGTACGGAACGCTATTTGCCCTAAATCCTCTGCTGAAAAAACTTAATTATAGTCCTTGTGTTAGAACATAATTGTGGTATAATAATAATGTAGTACCGCAGTATTTGTTGTCGCGTAGTTAGCGATTCACGCACGCGTGAATCCACCC